ATCCATCTGATTCATATTGCATGTAAGTTTTACCTGCATTTAACTGATAATTTCTAATTTCCTGTTTTAACTTTTCCATTTTTTATACATTTTTCATATTAATAAATCATAAAATAAATGGGGCCAGTTTCCCAGCCCCATCTATAACCCTCAACCTTATATCTTAGATATTAAAGTCTTGACCTGCAGCATTCTTAATTCCAGCAGAATTAGTTTGTGCATATGCAGAACGCAATTGGTCTACATTGTCATGCTTAATAAGAGTATCTTGTGCATTAGATGCAGAGCTATATACTGCTCTGCGGTAGATTGGTTGATCACCTACCCGGCACACAATACCTGTTTCACCAGCAATTTTAAGGTCACGCTCTGGAGCTTTTTTGTTAAATGGAGTTAAAGACTCTTCAATAACAATTGTCCCTGGTAACTCTTGTCCTGCATAAAAGCCCATAAGTTGTAAATCAACTGTTGAACCTTGTAATAAAGCAGAAACATTTTTTCTCTCAATGAAGTTATTATTACCAATAACCATTCGAGTTTGTTCTACTCTTACACTTGCAAAATCTGGATTGTTTTCAGAAATTTTAACTACTGCACCTGTAGTAGCATCAGCTACAACTTTAACTGTTGAATTCATAATTCTTGTTTTTAATAAATAAATAAATAAATAGATTGTTTGAGTGTAGTTTTTACTATATCATTAGTTACTCATGCTAAGTGATAAGTGTTAGTATTGCATATCGCGATTAGCAATACTAGTTATCCAAGGGATCCTCTAAATCAATGATATCATCAAATGGTAAATCATCTGATGCTATATCATTAAGGTCATAATCTTCTAGTGGAAGAAAGTCTGTATCAATAAATTTTTCTCTGGTGTTTTTCTCAACAGCAGAACCGGTAAAAGGGTCTAAGATATGTTCACCATAATCTATAGACATTAAGAACTGTATATCTAAATCTGTAAGATCCAGGTACTCTTCAATGCTTAGATGAACAACTTTTCCGCTAGGTAATTGATATAACATTATTTATTCTGTAGTAAAAATACGTGATAAAATCAAGTAGAATTGCTTGTGCAAAATAATATAATGCAATATATAGCTAACAATAAAAGGGGATATTACTACCCCCTGTTATTTGGATTGGAAAAGTATATTCACAGAATACACTATCTTAAAAATCTTAGTCATTGTTTTTTCTGTAGTCTAGAATTTTGTTGTAAAGACCATCATTAAAGTGAGTGAACCATTTTTTATCAGCTACCCTATTCTTAAATGCAGCTATACTACCTTCTGCACGTTGAATGGTATATTTAATACCTGTTTTAACCATTTGGTTATTCTCATCTTTAACAGCAATCTGAAAATTAAATCCCATTACAGACTTTATAAGTTTTTCATCTCTCATATACATAGGTTTAGTTAATAATAGTGATCCTGTTTGGATTCGAACCAAAGACCTACTGCTTAGAAGGCAGTTGCTCTATCCAGCTGAGCTACAGGACCATATTAAACAGACTATGACACCTTTCATCTGTCCATTGCGGTTATAGGTGTACGCAAATATAATTAATATTCTGGTCCAAGCTCTTCCCAAGTGATGTCATCATCACCTAGAATCCACATGTTATCTACAAATCCGGTAGATGTATTAAGTAAATACTTAACACTACCAAATTCTACCATAACTTTTCCATCAAGAGTTTTGTAAACTTTTGAAAGCTCTTCTGCTTCCATTCTCTCAATGTTTTTTACAAACTTTACTTCATCTTTACTAAGTCCCACATATTTACTATCATCTATGAATGATAATAAAACCATTGGGACAGTTAACAGTACAATCAATTTTTTAATCATAATCTTATTTATAAATTAGTGTAACAATAATGAGTCCTACCATACTGGCCAAGAATATAGCTAAACCCCATTTGAAACCTAAGAAGATTTTCTCTTCTTCTATTTCTCTGTCTAGTATATCCATGTCCCATTCTAGGTCACTCACTCTAACCATAACCACATCAGGATCTGCCCCTGACTGATAAGCAGCAATAATGAGGGACTGTAAATCCCTCTTTTGCTGTTCCAGTTTTCTTAAAGTTCTGTAAATCATTTGCTTACAGATTTATTCTGCACATGCTCTGTTTGACCATAAGCATCACAGTGATGGGAGCTTGCACAACTAACAAAAGATGCTAAAACTCCAATAAATAAAAACCATGCTAATACAATTCCAATTGTTTTCATAACTCTTTTTTTAAATTTTCATAAACCTTATATTTCTGTCTAAGTATAGTAACATCAGCATGCTCACTTAGTAGAGCGTACTTAATGCTTTCCATTTCTTGGCTAACAATAATATTTATCTTGTTCTTGAGCTCATCACTAGAATAGTTAATGAACTCACAGATAATATTATTATAAATCATACTTTTCATGTGTGCTACTAGTTCTGTAGACACTTTGTTTTCTTCTGCAATCATAATTTTTAGTTTTTAAAAGGGTAAATCATTCAAATTAATTAATAAATTCTGAGCATTAAGTGTTCTATCTAATGCTTCTGCCCATTTGTTTGCTAGTTTCTCCATCTTAGCATTGATTTTATAAATCTCAAGTTTATCAAACCATTGTCTAAAATTTTCATTTCCCATGCCATTCCAAGGAACTACTGCTTCTATTCTACATAGCATAGATTCATATCTTCCTACATATGTAACAGAAAAACCAAATAGATTTCTAATTTCATCTGCATCTGCAGGTGTAAGATTCATGTTAAGTTTAATGATTGTATGGCTACCTACATAATGGTAACCAAAGGGGATTGATTTATTCATAAGTGTAATTTTTTTAATTTGTAATCAGATAAGTAAATAGTTATTAAGTGACAAGAATATATAGATAAAATCAAATACAAAAACAAATTCAAAGACCTTCTCTTCTACAAAGGCAAATGCAAATACCAAGTCTCAATGTTAGCCAATTGCATATATAATGCATAACCTGTCTAACGTGTGAGTTCTATCTCAGTTTTTGTAAAGTTTGAAGAGAAGCGGTAAAAATTAGTTGTATTAATTTTTATTAATTATTGTGTGATAATCAATCACAAATAAAAAATTCTTGTCACTTAACATAAAGAGCAAGAGAATCAGCTTGTGCCTATCTCTTGCTCACCTAGTATGTAAACTCCTATTTCTCAGGAGTAATAAACAAATTTATTACATCTTGAAATCTAGGATCAACACTGATTCTCAGTGCAGCAGCAGCTTTAATATCCAACTCTCGTTGACTATTAAACTCCATAGTAAGTCTAAGCACTTCACCATGATATGCATCCATAGCTAACTGATACTCATCATTAAGTTTTTTCTCAATGATTAAGAATTCAGCAGCTTTATCTGCATTCAATTTCTGAATACGTGCATTCTCATCACTAACTAAGTTCTTAACCTTAGCTTTGAAGTAATTAACACGTTGCTCATACTGTCTATGTTGTTCAGCAATGTCCTCATGAAGTTGCATCAAAGACTGACTGTGATGATGCTTGGTAACTTTGACCGGAGTCTTTTTACCATCTTGAACTTCAAACCACTCAATACTAGGAGTATTAGGTAGCTGTTTTCTCAACTCAGATAACTTACCACTCTTGTGGATAAATTGACCCAAGTGAGAAGCCATTGCTTCAGCTTGTAAGTATTCAGAATACTCACTGTCACTTAGTTGCTTCCAACCCCATGATTCTGTTACACCTTGTAACTCATCAAAGTCAGGAGCATAAACCCTTTCAGGTTTAACTAAGTGAGATAAATCAGGAGTAGCTCTCCTTAATTCATCCATGTAAGCTTCTTTACCCTTGATAGCTTCCATAAGGAAAGCTTGACAAGCATGTAAATCACCCTTGATTTTAAGCTTCTCAATTACATTATCAGGAATAGATATTCCTTCTTGTAATAAGTAGCTTTGACCATCAACAGTAATAGTCTTACTACAGTTGTTGTAAGAATCCAACTCACGTTGAATCTCAACAGCATTTTGATTACACAAGTTAGATACTGATTGTGCTTGGGACATGCTTAAACCCTTGGTAGATAAATTTCTCATTTGTTTTGGTTTTTGAGAGTTAATAATAAATTGATTAATAAAGTTTCTATAAGTTAAATACCCCTCTGCACTCAGTTGTAATCTCCAAGGTAGTATGCCACATAAACATACATCTATCACGAAATTACAACTGCCTGACCTTGGGAATCAGGAATGGTGCATTAATATTAGTCTTTAAGGGTAATAGACCAAACCCTCTCACTTGTCTGTTATGGTGAGCCAACGCCAGCAGCTTACTGGATAGTTGTTTCATTATAGTGTAACAACTCACACTTAAGAATAAATAATTGCAATACCTAGATAAGTATATCCTTCTCAACTTATAGCTCTACCTTCGGATGACCATTACTGGTTGTTAGAAACTATATTGCAATTAATTACAAGTTATCAATGGTAATAAGACTGTCTAAGTCTGTATACTTACCACTGTAAATTTTTCCATATCTAGATTCAACCCAAATACTATCTTGGGAAACTTCTAAATAATATTCCCGGTCTATACCTTTGACCGGAGTCTCTCTATGTGCTGTTCTAATAGTATAAAAGACAGTATATACTATAAGAGAGAATAGCACTCCTGTTAGAAAGTAAGTAGCTCTATGCATAAGTAAACATATTAAGGGTTAGTAATTACAAGTTAGCTATATAAAATCCTTAACTATACTATACTAGTATAGTAAAGTATAGATAGTCTAGTGATAATAAATAGAGGAGTAGTGTTATAGTAACATAGACTAATAGATTAAAACAAACTTATTTCCGCACTGGTTATCAGTAAGTTATGGTTATCCATAGAATGTTTGCAACAACAGCAAAGGTACCCTGCGGTGACCGCTGCAAATACAGTCTCCCTTTTCGTCTTATTAAAGATTCCACAGGCTGAAACTCCTTAGAGTTTCTCCTTTCTAAGAATAATGAGTTGTACTATATACTCCCGGCTCAGTAATTAAAAAGGGAGAGCATGTATTTCTACACACTCCCCCTTTCAGCACCCTTACAGGTTCAACACCTTGGATGTTTCTTCCACCTCCTCAAACATGTCATCAGTGATTTCTGCACCAATAACTAATGAAGATAAACTCCACCATGGACTACGTGGGCTACCATCAGCATTCTTACTGCGGGTAACAGAGCCTAAGTAAGTACAATTTGCCTCCATGCCTTGCTCATAAGAAGTCTTATAAACATGCACATTGTTGGCTACATGCTTTTGCTGGTTCTCATCTAAGAACTCAACAGTTGCAAGTTTGTACTCAACCTTTTCAACCTCCCCTTTCTCATTCTCAACGTCATAGTCAAAAACTTTGTCACTCAGTCTTTTAAGAGTGCCTTTGATTTTTGCTACTTTAATTAAGTTACCGCGTGAAGTTGTTTGCTCCACAAATTTTAATGCAATTCCCATTTTGATAAAATTATGAGATTATTGTTGTAGGGCAAAACCAAGCCTTGCCCTTTTAGGCTTTTCCTTTTTATTAAAGATTTCTGTTAGGCTGAACACGGAGTGTTCTCCTTTCTAAGAATAAGTTTTTGTATTCTTAGTCATTTTCTAAGTCCTTGATTATCAGGACCAAAGTCTACTTGCTCCACCGTGTGGAGACTAACTTTCCCTGGCTAACTTTTCAAAAAGAAAAAAGGGGTTACTCCCCCCTTCTGTTTGCTCTTAGTAACTCAAGAGATAGCTCTCCTGATATGCCCATTGTTTTATTAAGGCTGTGGCTCAAGCACCCATTCTCTATAATCGTGGACTTATTACCTAAAGAGTCTGTTACTTTTATTCCCGCAGGTTTTATACCCAATGCAACCTCAAGTTGTAAGTTTCTAAATTCATACTCATTGAGTACATATCTTCCTACTCTAAACTTGGGTGCTTTAATTCTTTTGATTTCCATAATATATAGTTTTAATTATTCTCTTTTTACTAAAGATTAAAAAAGGGGAATTACTCCCCTTTAGATAAAAGATGCATTATGTAATTAGCATAAACTGGATATTTACTATACATTACTGGTTCACCTGTAATAGTATTAGTATACCCCTTATAGAATTTGGACTTTCTAACTTTGTCTAATTCTTTCTTTGTACCACTTATTGTGTATCCATAAATCTTTTCATTTGAATACTCCATAATTCTGTAATGTGTAAGTTCTACTTGCATAATATATAATTTTAAGTTTTTCTTATTATTAAAGATTAAAAAGGGGATCACATCCCCTTTTCAGCTAACAGCTCAGCAACCTTATGTTCCACCAATTTTTCCATTAGGGAAACCTGATAATTAAAATCATCCATTGGTTCCATTACATAAGATTGCTTATAACCATTTGACTTTGGTAGTCCATGTACTTTAATTTCAGTACCTATACTAACAAAGAACAGGTCTCTCATAGGAATCATAACAAAGGATTCTGTTTCTTCTCCAGTTATGATAACTCTACCCCAAGCATAGGGTCTATTAAATTTGTCAGTATATATGTTTTTACCGACCAATGTAAGTGTTCCTTTAAGCATAATAAATAGTTTTAAGATTGATATTTTATTAAAGATTAAAAAAACAAAAAAGGGGATTACTCCCCCTCTTTATCTGTTAAACTATAATCAGGTCTTTTGATACCAATAACATCAATATCAATGTCAGCACCATACCCTTTAAGAATATCTATTGCTTCAAACAATTGCTCTGTTGCTTGTTTTATGATAGCATTGACTTTCTTATCCTCAATGAGGGCTTCAAGTTCTGCAATAGACATCTGTTCAGCAGGTTTATTAGTGCTGATGTAGATTAATTCATTTGGGTTTAACCTTTCTAATCTGTCATACCATGTTGATGGTAAATCAAATTGGTTTAACTTACTTACGCGTGTTCTAATTGTCATAATAAATAATTTAAAGTTCAATGCTTATTAAAGATTAAAAAATAATAAGGGAGTTATTCTCCCTCATTATATTCAAATGTTTTGGTCTCTATATACTCTATGAGTTCTTCCTCATATGCATATTCTATGTTTGCCTCTGGCATACTATAGATTGTTCTACCATCTACCTCATCAGTTGGTACTACTACTCCCGTAAGTAGATACCATGTAAACACAAGTTTTGTTATCATAGTTATTATTTCCCATCTTACTAAAGATTAAAAAAAGAAAGGGATTACTCCCTTCCTTCCAAATTTTGCATACCACCAAAATATTCTATTTGCTTTTCCCATACAGGAATTTGCTCTATAAAATATCCTGCATCTATTGCATCAGGATTATCTCTAAGATATTCCTTTGCTTCTGCAATGAGGCAATCCAAATCAAGTATTAAATCAAATACACTAATTGTCTTTTTCATAATAAATAATTTTAAATGTTTATGTCTTACTAAAGATTAAATTAAAAAAGGGGATGCATTGCACCCCCAATTATTACTTAAAACTAAATCCTTCAAATAGCCATAAGCCATCATCTGCACGTCTAAGTCTTCCTTCAACATAACCCATTGAGTTAATTTGGTTGAAGTATTTCTTATTCATAGCTACATTCCTGAATACATCACATGTTCCTGTAGATTCATCTGATAATCCTAATTCAGGATAAGTAATAGTTACAATTACATTGTTTCTATTAGAGATAAAATCTACCGTGCAATTCTTCTTGTTTAAATAAACTAACTGTGTCATAATAAATAATTTAATTGTTCTCATATTATTAAAGATTAAAAAGAAAGGGTCTTACCCCTTTCTAATTCTAAACTTTCCATAAGTATGATTACCTTGGTTCTCCAAATCATACTTCTTCCAATAAGCTAAATCCCTTGTTGGGAATGTATATGACTCTCTAACATCAGAGTCATTTACAATGTATTCAAGTATCCACATAGTTTATATTTCTCTTCTTATTAAAGATTTAAAATTAAAAGAGGATTACTCCTCCTTTATTTTTTAAATTTCTCCAAAAACTAACATATCTTCCTCTATATCCTCATAACACTTACCCTCACCCCCATAACACTTATCCTTCTCTTCCAACAATTCTAACACAAATTCTACATACATTTCTTCACCTAACAATTCAATTAAATTATTCATAACTTTTATTTTAATGATTATTTTATTATTAAAGATTTAAAATTTAAAAGGGGATTATTCCCCTATAACATTCCTACTAGCATTAGAGCCCAAAATAAACACATGAATCCTACGTGTTTAATTATGTCATGTCCCATGCCCATGAATATTCCGGAGAATGCTCCTAATAAAATAACACAAAACAAGTAAGGTGCAATTGTCTTTTTCATAGTAAATAGTTTTATATTTCTCTCCTTATTAAAGATTTAAAAAAAAAGAAAGGGTTAAACCCCTTCTTCCTCTAATAGCAAATGCACATTAGGACGCAATATCCCAAATTCTTTTGCTAATGAATCCCTATACTCTTTCACATGGTCTTTATCCATGGATTCAAAAGCAGTTAATAATTCGGGATTAGCAGGCTTTCCTAATAAGATAGATAATCCTGCAATTTCTTCAATAAGTGAATTGATAAACATAAGCTTAAAATTTAAAGTTCTTAACTTATTAAAGATTAAAAAAAAGAAAACAGGATTACTCCTGTTCTTTCTTTCTGCAAACATTGAATATGATATACTCACCTGCTGTGTGTATTTCATACTTCACCAATGTTTTGGCTGTAAGCCATTGGTTCAACCTTGTTTGCATTTTGGTTAGTTCTCCTGCATCTGATGCAAGAAAACTAAAAACATCTACTCTGTGCATAGGAATGAATTTAAAGTTCTCAACTTATTAAAGATTCAAAAAAAAAAATAAGGCAGAGAACGTCTTCCCTGCCTTGGTGGCTTTGTAGTATATAACTCATTGCTCCATACAGAGGCCTTTCCATGGTGAGTTAACAATAGGGCTTACGGCTTTGCCTATCATCCTATTCTTATTAAAGATTAAGAAAGAAAGAAAGACAGAAAGCTAGTGGCGTAGCCACACCTATAGAATGAATGATGTGTTAGGGCAAGAGCATTTACTAAGGCTTTAGTCTGAACGATAGAGAAGGCTAATGTCTTAGTAAGGGCTCTGTGCGTGTAGGGCAAAGGCAAGAGAAGGCAAAGGGCTGAAGTATGAAGCAGCTTGCCTTCTGTGCGGTGGCTGTTATTAGTCACTTAGTCATAAGAATAGTATATAAGTCTTGGCTTGGCATAGCATGCACCACCTTGCATCACTAGTCATGTAGCATGTACTTAGTCTTAGCATCCACATGTCCTTGCCTTGCATGCTAGTCAGAAACTTTTCTGCTGAGATTACATTTGTAAAATTATTTTGTAACACAGATCATTGCCTCAGATTTCATGGGGGGTAGTCCCATTTGGCTTGGCCCCCCGGGGGTCAATTGCATATGACCCCACACCACCTCTAATATAAAATAATCTTACCCCCGTTTGGAATTTTAAAATTTAGTTTTATATTTGTCACGCTATAATAAGGGGTTATTACTAGTACAAAGGTCTGGAGTTGAAAGCCCGGGCCTTTGTTATTTTATTATATTTGTCTCATGGATAAATGGAAACTATTTTGCCTATATATATTTGCTGTATGTGTAGGAGTTGCTATAGGGTATCTTATGACTGGATGCAAGTCATCTGAGAAATGTGATGCTTATAGTAATACAGAGTTTGGAAAATAATTTGTATATTAGTATATGAAGAAGTTTGACATGGGTAAGTATGTACTCTTAGTAGGCAATGATGCTACTGAGATTTTTGACTATTACAAAGTCCCGGAGATGCATGGCTTGAACAGAGCAGATGCACAAGCTGAAGAAGTAGATAAGACCAAAGGCAATGGTGTATATATTTATGGCTGGACTAACTATGATCCCGCTGATAAGAAGTTAACAGCAAAAGCTCCCCACAAACCTTTCTTGTTTTTGAACATGGGTACTTTTAAGAAGTATTCTACTACAGAGAAAGCCACAGCTGTTATGCATGAAACTATGCACATGAGTATTCTATTAAATAACTGGAAGATCATGGACAAAGAAGAAGAAGCTATTCAGTTTGCTGAAGATGAAGCAAACAAGATCATTGAGAAACTAAAGACTACTAAGGTAGAAGCACCAAAGAAAAACTTCTTCTCTAGAAAGTGAAAGTCTACTTTGATCACATTAATGGGTTTGGTAAAGTAAGTGATCTAGAAGTTATAGTCAATTGTGCTTATGGTATACTAGATCCTAATGAATCTTCTACAGATGCACTTAAACAAGGCTGGATTCCCTGGGAGGGTAGATGGTACAATGAAAGAAGTACCCGGATTAATTTATCTGAGTACTCCCCATCAAAGACAACTAAGAAATTATCAAAGAGAGTTATAGTTCAAGCAGGTAATGTAGCTGCTGAAAGAGAAAAGTATTCTGAGCTCTATGAGAAGTATTGTGACTATCATGGGTTTAAACGGGATATTAGTTTATCATCATTTGAAGATTGCTCTGTTATAGAATACTGGGATGGAGATCTAATAGGGATAAGTTTATACAAAACATTCAATGATCAATTTGTGGCATACCAGTTTATATGGGATTATGCTAATCCTAAATTATCACTAGGTACTGTAGCTCAAATGTATGAATGTGAAACAGCTAGAATATTAGGCTGTGAATATGTATATTTGTTGGGTGGGTATGAGCAGTGTTGTTTGTATAAATCTAATTATTCTGGGTTTGAGTTTTGGACAGGTAGAGAATGGTCAACAGATATAGAGTTATATAAGACACTAGTAGAGCGGGATGAAAAAATTAAAATGGAACTACCATGATCTATGAACCTACTAACAGAGTAGAAGTTATTACACCAAAAGGGCCGGGGGTTATTTGGTTAGTTACTGACTATGGGCATGAAACAGATACTATATACACTGTAATAATAAATGAAACAGGAGAGTTCTGGCAGTATACTCATAAAGACATACGTGCAAAAAGTAATATAACTTTTCACAGAGTGATTAAATAATTTAGTATATTGTATAGTACTAAATAATATATCATGGCAAAAATAAAAGAACTAACAACGAAACTAGTTACCACTAAAGTATCCCGTCCAGGCATACATGCTAAAACTAAAACTAGTCAGCTTAAGTCAAGCAAGAAATATAAAAAGTTATATAGAGGACAAGGTAAATAAATTTTATATATATTTGCTTGTAATTAAAAACCAATAAAATGCAACTAAAAGGAAGACGGGTTTTATTAAATAAACCAGAAGTAAAAGAATCTCAATTTGAATTAAGTGAAGCTGACAAGCATGCACTTGAAATGGACATGAGAAAAACATGGACTAAACTAGAAGTTTATGCCATAGGGAATGAAGTAGAATCAGTAAAGGTAGGGGATAAAGTGTATATGGGAATCACTGGTCTACAAGCATCTGAAGCAGTAGAGCTAGAAGATGGAATGAAGTTAATGGTTGCTGAAAGAGACATTGCAATTGTATGGTAAACTTTACAGAAGAATCAGAGAACTTGTATAACAGTAAGATGTATACACCCTTTGATAAGATAGTATCTAAACAGATACCATTGACAGATAGATTGGTAAATCTTGATAGACCCAAGTATTATGGTGGAGCAGGAAATACTTATGAGGTATTTAATGTATTAGAAGCCTGGGGTTTAGATGAAGACTTTTATCTAGGGAATGTTATAAAGTATTTAGCACGAGCTGGTAAAAAAACTTCTAACAAAAAAGAAGACTTACAAAAAGCTTTAGTATATTTACAAAGAAGAATTGATAGATTATGAGTGAAGAATTAGCATTTAGAGAAACTAAGATCTATTCCTTTGGGGATATCTTAGTTGGTTTAGACTCAGAAGAGATTAATGAGTCAGAACAAATTATTGAACTTAGAAAAGTATTTTCTAAAGTAGCTGAAGATCTTAAGGACAACTATAATGAAAATAGATCTCCAGTAAAAAGTTTATTATTTGATCAGACAATTGGTGACTTGACAAGAGCTTTACTAATGTCTGAAAGATTATTAAATATGAAGTAATGAGAATAGTTGCAATCATTGTGTTATTTACATGCATTGCCATGCTTTGGGCAATAGCACATATCTTATATAAACCAGTATTTGATAAGATATCACAACAGTATGTAATTAATGAAGATGATTTTAAAATTGCAAATATTTGCATTGCAGTTATGTTAGCCCTTGCACTAACAATTGGCCTACTACTATAGCCTGTATCTCTCTTTCCAAGGTTAATACAAACAGGCTCGTCCCCAGTTGCAAAGCTGGGGATTTTTTTGTATATTAGTGTATGGCAGAATTTGTTAAACAAGGGGAAGTTAATGTAGCTGGTACAATACTATATATAGGTTCAGCTAATCCAGTATTAACTAAGATAACAACCTTAAGGTTTTATAATCCTTTAGCATATGTGCTTACACTAGAAAGATATGATGCAATATCTGCTACTAGTGAAACATTATATGAGTTAAACTTAGATCCTGGAGATACAGTTACTGATGATTTAATATATGCTCTAAAAGAAGGGGATGAGTTAGTTGTATACTCAGATATTCCTGGTACTACTTATTATGTATACGGTATAGATTATGCAAGTAGTTGATAATAATGGAAATGTATTTGGTGGTGGATTACAAATAAATGGTCCAGATGGTAAACCAAAAACTAGTGGTGGAGGTGGGGGAGGTGCTCCTTCTGGTCCAGCTGGTGGGGATCTATCTGGTAGTTATCCTAACCCGGGAGTAGTATGGGCTAATGGTTTACCCACTTATGACTTACAGTATTATCCACTAAGTTTAAATCCAGCAGGATATATTACAACTGCAGCTCTGTCAGGTTATTTAACTGCAGCTACTGCCGCAAGTACCTATTATCCTCTTACAAATCCTAGTGGGTTTATCTCAGGTATAACAGGATCTATGGTTACTAGTGCTTTAGGATTTACACCTTATAATAGTACAAACCCATCAGGATTTATAACTTCCTCAGCATTAGGACCTTATCTTACAGCAGCAACTGCAGCTAGTACCTATCAACCTACATTGGTATCAGGCACCAACATCAAGACAGTGAACGGGAATTCACTGCTAGGTAGTGGGAATTTAACCATCGGCCCCAGGCTAATGGGATATAGTGGAATACTAGGCACTCCTACTACAGGCACAAGTATAACTATATGTCATTCATTACTCATCCCTGCCAATACATTAAACAGCAACAATATCCTGCAGGTAGTATTTAGGATGTACCGACAATCAGGCAATGTAGGGCAGATGTATGGACGTATCTACTTCAACACTACCAACAGCTTAACAGGTGCTACATTAATTAGTGGTATATTTAGTTTCAATGCTGGGCAGTTCATACTTTACTGCGAGCGTAACTATAGCTATGATGGCACAAGTCTTAGGGCAACAGGAGGAAATACAATTGAATATAATCCAGGTACCACTATACAAACCACTGCATTCAATAGAACAGTTAATCAATATATCTTATTTACTATGCAATGTCAAAACATTGCCGATGTAGCTAACATAGATATGTATAAAGTATTTGCATATGTTTAATTACAATGGAATAGAGTATACAATCACAGGACCTATTGAAGTAGTGAGTGATACACAACTGCACGTAGAAACGGACAAGGGTATCATTCTAGTAGATGATACAATGGATATATATAAAGAATTAGTT